AGAGCCACCGCTACCTGTAGTGCCAGAAGCAACTGAATTAGAATTTTGATTTGCACTGGCAAAGTTTCTTTGTACTGAACCAACTTGGGAACCACTTGAGTTTGATGATTTAGGAACTCTATGACTGTGTGCAGGAATTTGACTTGTTGAAAGAGAGGTACTGCCCAAGTCACCACTTAACGAAACTGAACCACTTACAGCAGGGGTACCTAAAGCTGTTGTAAATGCACTGCTACCGCCAGTTCCTGCTGTTCCACTTACCACACGCAACGCTTTATCATTGTGTGTGGTTTGCTTTGTCCAACCTGTAGGTGCGGCAGTTTGCTGAAATAGAAGTAAAGTTCCAGCATCAAACCCGCCACCAGCATCTGCAAAAGACAATGCACCTGAACCATCTGTAGTTAAAAACTGCCCACTAGTTCCGTCTGTTATTGCGGCTGTTGGGGCTGTTGTAAATACTGGAACATTTCCACTTGCATCAGGTAATGTAATGGTGTTGTCTGCGGTGGGGTTGATGACAGTGAGGGTCGTTTCGTTGGCATCTTGTGAAGTGCCTTCGAACTTTAGATTAACTCCATCGAGCAAAACATCACTATTTACAAAAGTCGTATCTGCATTACCTTTCAAATTCAATACAGTTGTTAGCGTACCATTATTCAAACACTGAAATAAAAAGTTACCATCTTCACTTCCTGATGTTGCGTCATTAATAGTTGCCGCTAAAAGCCCATACGTTTCTTGGTTTCCAGCACTATCATTTCCTTTAAACTGAACTGTTCCTAATATATCGGCAGCGGCTGGGCTTGAACTATTACGATATAAAGTAATGTCGGGGTCATTCGCTGCACCGCCATCTGCTGAGGTAAGGGTGAGGTCGCCTGTTATTTCCGCACCAGTGCTAGTTGTCTCTAGCTTTTTACTGTTGTCATGGTAGAGTTCTACTGCGCCATCTGCGTTAAAGATAGCCATATTTTCTGCGTTAAGGTCTTTAGTAATTTTTACACTAGCATCAGATTGAAGATAAAGTTGTGAAAATGCATCATCTCTTATAACTGCATTAGTTCCATCATGGAAAATTCTTAAATCAGCACCAGTACCGAATTGAGCTTGAACACCGTCTAAAAATATTAAAGAACCGCTGGTTTTGGTATCTACCGCATCACTTCTTAGGAACTGGGTGCTGTCTAAACTGTCAAGCGTAGCGGCATTTCCACCGTCAGCAGATGTTATAAATCCAGAATCATTGTTAAAGCCAGATAGGTTTATGTTGGCCTTAGTTAATTTTCTCTGAACATTTGTTCCGTCTACAACAGCAAAGAAAGAACCGTCAGCATTGGTAGTAGATGTCGTAAGTTCTGATAGGTCAACATCTATAGTAGGTGTTGCACTTTCTCCACTATTATTCTGTAGGTCAATTAAGTTTCCAGCTACTAATGAAGTAACATAGTTGCCTGTTGTATCGGTGCCTAATGCAACTGAATTAGCAGCTATAGTTGTACTAAGAGCTACGTTTCCTGTGCCGTCAAAAGATACTGCACCAGCCGTTACATCTCCAGTTAGGCTAAAGTTTCTAGCTGTTGCTAAAGCTGTTGCAGTTGCAGCATTGCCACTAATATCATCTGAGCTAGTGATAAAACCACTATCGTTGTTAAACCCAGACAAAGCTATGTTTGCTTTAGTGAGTTTCTTTTGAGCATTAAGGCTATCTACAACAGCAAAAAAGTCACCGTCACCATTGCTTGTAGATGTTGTGAGTTCGGACAAATCAACATCAATTGTAGGCGTTGCTCCCTCACCGCTATTATTTTGTAAGTCTATAAGGTTTCCAGCAACTAAGGACTCAACATAACTTCCTGTAGTTTGAGTACCTAAGGCAACAGAGTTAGCCGCTATAGTCGTGCTTATAGATGTAGTTCCAGAACCTGTAATGTCACCAGAAAGCGTTATTGTCTCGTTGCCAGTAATAAAACCACTATTGTTATTAAAGCCAGAAAGATTAATATTTGCCTTAGTAAGCTTCTTCTGAGCATTTACACCATCCACAACAACAAAGAAGTCACCATCTCCGTCAGAAGTAGAAGTGGTAAGCCCAGATAAATCAACATTTACAGAATCCGCAGCAACATCAATGAGTGTTCCTGCTCCTATATTAAGGGTTACACCACCTGTTACACCACCTCCAGTAAGGCCAGACCCTGCCGTTACGGAAGTTATGTCACCAGTAGAACCAGTAGCAACAGCAGTAACACGACCATATGCGTCTAATGTTATGGTATCTATTTTTGTACTATCACTTGTAGAGCCATATGTTCCTGACCCTGCCCCAGCAGTAGAAAGACTAAATGTAAAAGACTCTGTTCCTGTGCCACCAGTGCCTGTATTAGTTATGTTAATGCCAGTGCCTGCGTCTACATTAGCACCGTCCAATACAGTTACTGTTCCAGTTGTTCCTTGTTGCGTTCTATAGACTAACAAACCCTGTGATGAATCAAAGCCCATCATACCATCAGAAGTTATGTTAGACTTTTCAAGGTTATCAAATTTAAGAGTTCTAGCAAAACCGTCCTCTATATCAATATCTTGAAAAGCAGACGCATTAATAGTAGCATTTATAGATGTTGCGCCAGAACCAGATAAATCTCCACTTAAAGTAATAGTTTGGTTTCCTGTCAAGAAACCACTATCGTTATTAAATCCTGATAAAGCTATGTTACCTTTAGTAAGTTTTTTCTGATTATTGGACGTATCAACTACGGCAAAGAAATCGCCATCACCGTTACTTGTCGATGTGGTAAGCTCAGACAAATCTAAGTTTATCTGACGAACATCGATGTCAATACCAGTGCCACCAGTATAATTCACTGTGTCACTAAACTTAGCAAAAGTAATGTCAGTTGTGCCAAATACAATTGTTCCAGGTGCATTACAAACGTAAGACTCTCCAGCACCTGTATCGCCCTCTTCTACATAAAAGTAAGAACCTTCATCCAGCGAAGTAGCATCTCCTGTGCCAGCACTATCAGCATCTGTAGCGCGAGTAAGAACCCAATTTGTAGAACCAGACCCAATGTTGGTTACAGTATACACACCGTTCTGAGTAGCATCTGTTTGATTGTATATAAGAACTCTGTCATTAACTACAGTAGCCACACCATCAATAGATAATGCGACTTGTGTTCCAGCGTTTGTTAATGTAGCCCCAACACCAGAAGAACCGTTATTATATGTTGCTGTTAAATTTCCAGCACTGTCTGGAGATTCAAGTCTTACAGGGTCGTGGATGTGTATCGCAGCAGATGCAACGCTGTCAACGTAAGCTTTGGTAGCTGCATCTTGAGAATCTACAGGATTCGTTACATTAGTAATCTTATTACTACCAGCCGCAATATCCCCATCATCGTTTCTTAAAAACGAAGTGCTATTAATACTGTCTAAAGTCTGAGCATCTACATTGGTTACATTTCTACCATCAAAAGCAGCAGCGTAACCACTTGCATCTAAGTAAATTGCTTTTTCAGCAGGCTGTGTACAGAATATATCTTTTGTACCAGCCCCCCAATTAACCGCGCTATCTGAATTACTAGACTGAAGTATTGTAGTTCGGGCTAATGTGGTGCCAGAAGCAGTATAGGTTCCTATACCAACCTCAAAGTCAGTGCCATCGGTACAGGCATAATACGTCGTATTACCATCACCAATTGAGGCAAAGGTTTCAAACGAAGAATCAGCCGCACCAGCAAGGGTGTAAGTACCCGTGCCAGTTGTGGTCGTAGTTTCCTTGACTCTATCAGCAAGCACTAGGGCCATAATACCCTCCGCTTATTTAAGCTATACGAATAATCGCGCCCGTTGCGTTAGCAGTAGGGAACTGAATTGTAAATGTACCAGCAGTTGATGTTTTGTCAGATGAGAAGTCCAAAGCAGCTACAGCAGCGTTTGTTGCGGATGAATTATATATCAACGCACCACGAGCAGTAATTGTTGCTGTTGTAAAGTTTATGTCAGAAAAGTCTGTAAATGCTGTTGTTCCACCAAATGTAGGGGTTACATTAGTTAATGAACCACCACCAGTTGTGTATGAACCACTTGAAGCAACTTCGCCAGTTGTTGTAAACGCTGTTGTAGATGCACCTAATGTTGCTGTGGTGCCACTTTTTCCACCACCACCAACTGCATACAAAGCAAGTTTGAAACTGTTGCCAGTGCCGTTTGTAAAGTTGTGAGTACCTGTCAGAAGCTGTGTTTTGAACGAGGTACACATTGCTTGGGTAATAGCCATTTATATTCTCCTAACAAGATCAGCCATTTCTTTTTGTCCAGCTTTCGCCATTCTATGAGCGATTGTAGCACGTTCTTCGCGTCTTGCCAATTCTATATAGTGTTTTAGGGTATTTTCTAAAGAACCACGAAAAGCTTCAGCCTGATCCTTTATAGCAGGAGGGGCAGAATTAGCAACGGTCATAATTTTATCCATTGCTAATTGTGTTATTTGCTCCGTGTCTAATCCCCCTTCATTAGAAGTCATTACATTCACAGTTTGTACTTGCATTCCACCAGATACACTAAACATTATTTCTTAACCTTTCTTGGTCGGCCACGTTTTTTGGGTCTTTCTTCTGCTATATAACTAACATTAGGAATATCATGCCTGCCTATGAGAACAGGATTTATTTGTTTTCCATCTTCAGGCTCTGGAGGAGCCATCTCTTCTTGCCTGGTTATCACTAAATTACCATCTACCATTGACTGAACCAATGGTGGGTCTAGTCTATGGTATCCGTATAGTCTTTCATTATCAGGTACGTTTGAATCCAACAATGCAGATGTTCTGGCTACTTGAACTGGTATTTTATTCTTCAACGCCACCGCACACCAAAACTCTACGCAGGCTCTGCCAGCCTCTGCAAAATGTATGTTCTGTTTGTACGAAAAATCTAACCCAAATAAATTAAGTTTTCCCACTTCAGCAGCAATAGCAAACGCTATTGCATACGCTACAGTGTTATTGAAGTAACACAACTCAAGCTTTTCAATTACTTCAGCTAGTGGATACTCAACTATTTCAGGAACACGATCATCTAATTCACACGAGTAAATAGGACCTTTATTAGGTGTTTCTAATAAAAACTCTCTGCCTACCCCTGTTTGCAGCCCAGCTTTCACATCATCTAAAAATCTAGAAGCTGGATCCATCATGAATGTTCTGTCTACATGAAATATAGCACCAATACTATTGATGCCCCATACTTCATCATACTCTACAGAGTTTATTCTTGATAATACATATTCTGAAAACGAGCCGCCAAGTGCGACAATCGCTATATTTTTGCCCTTCAAATCTTTCATTTTGCCCCTCTTATGTTTTTTTAACGCGAACAAGACCCTCCCTGTATGCGTCAGTATTTTCTACGCCCTCACCGTAGTTCTTCAAACGAGCTATCGCTTCGTTAAACCTAACTTGATAAAGCTGTAATAAATCAGCCTCACCTTTCATAAAAGTATACGCCTCAACCAAACATCCGTAAAGCAGTGTATCTGGAGCGTTTGTGCCAATCCAAGATGTGCCATCACCAGTTGCTGTGATTGATTGCGGTCTATAATAATAATGTAGTTCAGCAGTATAAGACGCATCTGGTGTTGGTGCTAGTATAAAATTACTTACATCAAAAGGTGCGTAATACTTAGGAGTACCCGTTACACTCTCGTCAGGATTATACTCTTGAATAAAATTAACGTCCTTGAGTAGCAAAAACTCTTTATTACTGCCATTTGTTACAGATAAAGAAAAAGATGCCAGATAATCACTAGGCATCGCTAAGAATTTATTTGATGCACTCGTAGCACCAGATACATTCTTTCTAAAGAAATCTAAATCAACAAGCTTTAATATACGCTCTTCAGTGTTTGTAATGAAGAAATCAAGATTATTAACGAAAGTTGTCTCGTCATTCTCAGTCCAATCTTGAATAGCCTGTTTTAATGTAGTGTATGTAAAGCTCATGATACGCTCACTGTAACCGTTCCAACAGAAGCTGTCACTTCAAATGTTTCTAATTCAGTTCCTATTATACCTAGACCTGTATTAGTATAAACAATAAATGAGTCATTGTCTCGATCAGTGTCGGGTCTTGGGTTTTTTAACGCCTGTGGGTCTGTAACATACCTTATGGACTCTAATTGTGGGTGCTTTGGCTCATACTCATCTGGACCAACTAACAAACCATTCCACTCTTTTCTCATATCTTTTAAAAGATATCTAAAACCAGAACGGTCTGAAATGCCATATGCATATTTTCCTGAAGCATAATTACCCATTAGGATACCCTATAATACCTCAAATTAGGAGCCACATTAAAAGAAGCTCTATCTCTATCTTCTGTCATAGCTCTTTGGAACTCTTCATCATATATAGCTTTTAACAACTGTATTCTATCTGGAGATTTTTTAATAGCTATATAGTACGCAAGCCCCGCAGCGAGACACGGATAAAATCTAAAGGGAATATCAACAGTATTTGTAAATGTATCCGCATCATCAATTCTAGTAAGAGCGTCATAAACTAAAACATCAGTATTATTATCAGGCGCAGGCCATATCTTCAAAACTGGAGTTACTTGCCTGTCTATAAAAAACTGATTTGGTCTTGCTTGTGTTGTTTTATTAGGAATGCCCAGATATTCATCTCGGCTAACACGTTCCATATTTATATCTGTTCCATCTCTACGAACAACCATAGAAAGAACATCAATTACATCTGCGCCCAAAGTGATGTCAGCATCACCTTGAGTCACAGTTATTGTTCTTTGAGCAATAGTCCATTGATTAAGACCTCTATTTGCCCAATCAGCAAATAAAAGATTCAACGACCTTTTAGCTGTTTTTAAGTCATAGCCAGTACGAACTTCTAAACCGCAACGCTCAAAAGCTTCCTCAATGTAATCAGATACATCGAGCTCAAAATCTGTTGAACCTGATACTGTCATAATTATCCACGCTTCTTAGCCATGCCACCGCGCATCATTTTTTTAGGTTTAGCAGCGCCACCACGCATCATACCCATAGCCATTTTTTTACGAGGAGATACATTCATTGTTGCACCGCCACCACGCATTTTTTTAGCTTTTTTCATTTTTTTCTCCTTAATGATTGCACTCTTTTAGGCTTTCCTGCTGGTTGGCCTAAACGCTTCTTTTGAGATATTCTACTACGTTTTTCTGCCGTAGTCATCTCTCCTGTTGTCTTGGGAGTCTTTTTACTAATCCGTTTGGAGGGGCGACAATATGGAGTACCCCGTTTTTCATCTTTGCCACGCCCACATGCTTTCCCCGTGCGTACGTCTTTCCAATCTTCTTTGAACCATCTTTTAAGAGCCAAGCCTTTTTTTGTTCGTCGTACTGCCATTCTTTACTCATGCATACTTTGTAATCTTGCGCTTGTTTTCCATAACACAGCCACAACCACGAGCTACATTAGGGTTTTTAGATGACCGTTTAGCAGGAAGTGCAGGACCCCCATCTTTCATTTTCTTAGCTTTGGATTTGTTCCCCCAATTAGCTGCACCAACCTTGCGACATTTAGCAATCGCCCCTGAAGCATAAGCAGAAGGAAAGACCTTATATCTTGCCTTAACTTTTCTATAACATGCGTCTTTAGCCATTTTTTTTCTTCTTTTTCTTAACGAATTTTTTCTTCTGAGGTGGGTTGGATATTTGTTGCCTCATTGAGCCACGCGAGATTGCCATTTGAGCTCCTATCTATATAATCTTCCCAAAGAGTTTTTATCATTTTATGATTTTCATCAACTTTAATGGCTATTACAGTTGTGTCTGTTTTTAAGTCAACAACACTTAATGCAATCCAGCTAAACATTCCAAGTATTGCTGTTGCTATAGATACAGATACGCCTACTATAATGCCATTTAACATTTCCATCTTCTCCTAGCCTGTCTTAAACGGCTATTTGGATCTTTAGCCGCTTTAGGAAACTTTTTCATTTGACCAGCGCTTCTAGCACAGAAAGATTTACGTCTTTTAGCATCCTTACTGCCTTTTTTTACTTTACCAGTAACAGCAGTTTTTAACTTTGAACCTGGGTTTTCTCTTCTATATCGAGCAACACCAGCTTTAGTCATCCCCGCCCCAGATTTCGTAGACCTAAAATATTTTTTGGTTTTAGGCGGTTGCTTATCTTGTTTACGAGCCATTATACACCTACCTCGTTTTTAATATATACAATATCAAAGCTTGCAGAAACCTGTAAATTAGCGTTAGAGCTACTAGCTATTGCCCTAACTTCAATATCAGTTTTTTCTGGAAATGACAAAGGTATAGTAAAGTCAACAACATTTTGGCTCAATACAACTGTATGCTTGTCTTGAGTCCTAAAAACTCCACCAAATTCTCTGCTTATAAGACGTGTTATGCCAAACTTATTATTTTGTTCTGTATAACAAGTAGTATTATTTCTAAATAGATAGGCAGTATATCCAGCAGGAACCGTCCATAAAGCCATGAGAGTTTGGTTTTCCCCCAAATTTATTCTGGCGTATGTTGTCCCAGTATTAGTAATGTTTATCGTGCCAGAAGGTGCCTGTGAGCCTTTAACAAACGCTCTATACACACGCAAAAAGAAACCGTTAGTTTCAGCTACACCAGTTCCATCAAGAGTAACTGTTTCTGAAAGCTCGTTATAGTCAGAGTCTAATCCTTGAATAGTTACCTGAACATCTTCATCATTTGCACCATCTGTACTTGTTGCTGTCATTTTAACAGCAGAAGAAGGATAGGCATAAACACCACCAACATCCCAGATAGTTTCTTCAATGTCTTGAACTAAAGAGTTAAATCCAAACTTGTGAACATTATAATGCAAGGTAATTTGCCCACGAGAAATCTGTAACTCAAATGGCTCAGATGTACCAACTTGGGTTATAGAGCGTATCTCGTGGGGCATAACAATCTCCTACGACAAGAAGATTGTTAGTTGATTATTAGTTCCTGAAAATGCAGAAACAAATGTGCCACTTGTTGCCAAAATGCCGTTATCAGGTATGTTTAAATGATGCATGCCTGTTGTAAATGTCTGCGTAAGTATTGTTTCTCCAGTAGCACTACCATCTTTAATAGTAAAAGCTCCTGCAGCCGCAGCATAAATAACAATCTGACGTATTCTGGATCTTGCAGGACCTACTATAGTAGGCGCATCTGCTTGAGCAACATTGTAGGCTTTTACTGGACCAGCCATTTAAGCCTCCTATTATTCTACACCATCATTAGCCATTGCGTATGTCAAAGCACCCACAAAAGTACCGCTAGTAGCCGCAGAAGCTCCCACATTTGCAGTTACAGTTGCATTAGCTGCTAAACCACCAGCAACAACTAAAGCTCCCGCTGCGCCTGTTATTTCGCCTTTTACGTCAACAGGTAACTCATTCGCAATACCATCTGGATCGGTAGATGTTCCCAAGTCAATTGTAGGGTCTGTTCCACCAGCCGCTGCTTGAACAGTTTGTACTGAAAGAATAATTGCGCCTGATGGCAATGTTAATGTCTCTCCAGCAGATGAGGATGTTCCGATACGAACATTTGTCGCGCCAGTTGCTGTTGGATCACAAGCAAACTGAACAGTTTGAGTCATGACGCCAGGGGTAACAGTTCCTTTACCACCACCGCCATAAGAGCGTACTACGCCCTGAAAGGTTGTATTAGCCATGTAAATCTCCTTGTCTTGGCTATTGTCTGCAAAATCGCAGTCAAGGGTTTACTAACTATACAACAAAAAAGGGCGGCTGTGAAGCCGCCCTTTCTGTTTCACATGAAACAAAGTTATGCGCCTGGCGAACCAAACACTGCACGAGGATCAGAATATCCAAAGCTGTAACGCTCACGAGCCTTAAAGCGCATGTTACCTGAATCAAAGTCAGCTTCCATGTTTGTTGCCAAAGGAATTCGATCAAAATGCTTAAAGCCATTTGGAGTATCAGTTTTGATGAAGAACGCATCTGGGTCTGTTAAGAAGTGGTTAATTGTATAACCCTCTGGAACCATACCCATGTTACGAATTGCGTTTACATCATTGTCTGATGTTCCTACACGGAGTGTAGACTCAAGTAGACGGTCAGCTACAAACTGAAGCTGTGGAGGAACGATAAGCTTCATACCGCGTAATGCGATAATCAAGTTACGCTCATCAACGAAAGTTGAGATGTCGATAAGAGCATTCTCAAGTGATGTTTCGTTTAAGTCAGCAGCAGTTGTTGGCTCGTTACGGAAAGTTCCTCCGCCTGCTAGTGGGTGGTTAGTGGCGCAAAGCTCCACACCATCACCGCCTGCAAAGTTGCTATCGAAAGCATTGTTAAGAACAGCCGCTGCCTTAACTTGCTTTGTATGAGCCATTGAACGTGCTAGAGCTCGTGTATAACGAGAACCTAGACGATCATAAAGGTTGTCTTCCATTGCTTCTTCTGTCAACGCAAACGCAAGAGTTACTGTCTCATGCGTATAACGTGCAGTATAAGCTTCGGAAGCGTTGTCAAAATTAACACCAGCACCTTCTGCCTTGGTTTGAGCGTTACCAAAACCAACGAGCATTACCTCTTCTTCAAACGCACGGTCTGAAGATTCGGTGTCGAAGATTTCGGCATGTTCGTTGTCATAACGATCATACTCCATACCAAAAAGGGCATTAAGACCTGGCTCAAGCTCTTTTACGAGTTGTGCTCTTGAAATAGCCATTGATTAGTCTCCTTATGCCAAGCCAGCAGTGCCAGCACTGAACAAGTGATTGTTAAGTTTAACAACAACATTTGTATTGGCAGAGGCTACATCGCTATTCTCAGGGTCTTGAGAAATATCGATTGCTTTTAATGGCAATGTTCCAGTTGTTGCACCAGTTGTAACATCAAGTTCCAAACGAGAAATACCAGAGTTGGTGTCTCCTACTGGGCTTTGATCTACAATATCGAAGTTACCAAACAAGTCAGCTACAGGAAATGCTGCATCTGCTTGAATTTCAAAAACTGCTTGAGGTGAATCGATGACAAAGCATTCGATGTCAGAAGCTGCAATTGAACCTGGGTATGAATTTGAAAAAGTTTCCTTTTTCGATGTTGGATCTGTGTAACGGCATCCGTTGAATACACCTAAAACAAAACCACCATCACCCGCTGCCATACGACCAATTGTTCCTGCTGTTAAAGCTTCGACCAAGTCACCTTGGAAAATTGGAGTAGTGGCACCACTTGCGATGCGGTATTTGTTTTGCATTCCAACGAGATCAGAGCCATTACC